TACATCTTCAAGTTAGCCTAAGTTTTGTCCACCTGGCAATGTGGTAATTTCTGTACCTTTACCACCTTCGCGGCGTGGTAGCCAGAAATCTTCCATCATAGAAAGGAATTTACGGTCGTCACGAACTTCACCAGTTTGTGCATCATAGACAAGTTTATTTTTATACTTGACCATAATATCGCGTAGGTATTGTTCTGCCTTTAATTTTGGAAGATTACCAACGTCGATGTAGAAGATGCGGCGTTCAGGTGCTCTGGAGATACGGTAGATAACCGTTGCATCCTCTATCATTCGCAACTGATTGAGAGGCTTAATTGCTTTATGTAGATAACTCAGAACAACCGCACGGCGTGAATCCATCAAGCCAGAATTGACATTGATGATTGCATCTTTGGCAATACGAACACCAACTGGTCCGTAGTTTGATGATGAACCTGATACCACTTTGTCGTTGTAGATGTAATATTCATTGACAGTTTGTACCACATCTACTGCTGTACCGGTATCTTTATCTTTTTTAATCTCACGCACCTTACGAATTTTGCGCGGATCAATATATCTGAGTGCTTTAATTCCGTCACCAGGATTCTTTTCATCAATAATGACATGATAAAATAATCTGCCATCAACATAATATCTACGGAAAATATCCGTAGCCATGTTTTGGTAATTTAATAATCTTAAAACAATCTTGAATTCTTCTTCAATTGCCTTTTTGATTGCATTAGGTTGTTTAAGTACATCTAAAACAACTCTTACCGATTTACCATCATCATCTTGTACGATGGCTTCGTTTACAATATCATCAATAGCAGATTCAATTTCTGGCTGCATAGCCATTTCACGGTAGCGAGAAATTAATTCTACTTCGTTCTTTGCGGTGCCATCTAAGTCAACATATGTACCGTAATAAGCCGCCGCGGAAATGGTTAAAGCACCATCTTCGTTAGAAGGCGGCGCAAAAGTTTTTTCGGATTGCTGCGATAGAGCATCCTTCTGTCTTGATATCTGGAAACCAAAGAGGTTTAGTGCCATATTTTTCCTATTTCAAATTAATCATAACGAGAGGGACAAAAGTCCCTCTTCTATATTAGGTAGTAGAGTCGGTTTCCCACCATTGATATGCCATGGTCATCGTGAATTCTTCGATAGTATCGTTCGAACCCCAATCCAGATCAATAGGTGATAGATCAACAGGGAAAGCACCAACAAACTTGTATGACTTGATGATATTTCCAGTTTTGTCGTATTGATTTACAACAGCATCAGATGAATAACCTGCTGGTGAAGCGGCCGTTGAAGTTCTGACGTTATCGCCATGAGCGTTAATGCCATTCATCCATGATTCAAATGCTCGACGAATTTGGAAGTTTTCATCGTTGATGACTGTAATTGTCCAGTCTGCGAATGATCGGTTGCCAACAAACTTTAATTCACGACCAAAGTAATAAACTGGCACAGTACCAAGGGTTGCACCTGGTAGTTGTGCCGCTTTGGCCATGAATGTTAGTTTTTGTCCGGCTCCGACTGAATCGCCCGCAAATGTTGGGAACACTAAAGAGACTTGGAATAGGTTGGGACGCGCACCGTCTCCAACCATATTTGCTCTAAATTCAGCTACATTAAAAGCCATTTTTTTCTCCTATTTTGGATTATTTATTAGACTGCACCAACAATTTCATTGAAGTTGACACCGCTTCTAACAGCAATGAAGTTCAAACGAACATAGTTGATTGAACGAGCAGGCTTAATGTAAATGTCACCAACAAACTCATTGGAGTCAATAACTTGTGGAGTGTTATTTGTTGTATCGCAAACAACCCGGTAGTCATAGATGCCACGACGACCTTTAACATCACGCAAGAATGGTTCAACTAAAGCAATAAACTGAGCGCGTGTAAACTCATCATTCAACTCAAATAGAGAGAACTTAGATGCTTGAGAGATGGCTTTTTCCAATACGATAAACAAGCGGCGAACATTGATTCTACCAAATGCTGATGGTTGTGTCAGCAATGTCTTGTCGCCGTATAGGATTGTTCCCATACCTGGCATCGAAACAACTGGGTTAACACCAACTGAATAGATGGTATCGCGTTGTGCTTGTGTTGGATTCCATGCTAGTTTAACAACGTTGCGGATTGCACCACGAACGGAACCGGCTGGTGAGTACCATGGATCTGCAACATTATCTGTGTAAACACACAGACCAGCAATGTCACCGTTCAAAGGAATCCAACGATATACGTTGTTGTACTTGTCAAATTGATACTTCCAACCAGAATCGGCCATGGCATATGAAGAAGCCCGAGCGATTGTCGAGGAAGCCCATGTTGTTACAACAGTTGTTGGATCTGCTGAAGTAGTAACTGTGCTTGGAGGTGATACAAAAGCAACGCAATCTTTACGCGCAACAGCGGTATCAATTACTTTTTGCTGAATTGTTGTCGAAGCATCACCGGAAATCAACAGAGAAACATCAACTACATCTGGATTAGCTAGAACATCCCAAGCAGTAGAAACATCGCTGTCTTGTACCGCCTTTGTTAAGCCGCCAGCCAAGGAGGCGGTTGCGCCTGTATTAATACCAGAAAAGTCTACGCCAGCGGCCGCTCTTCCCCAAGTACCGCTTGTGCTTGTGTAATCTACTGGACCTAAGGCGTAGATATAACGAGATTGGTCACGAAGTACTGTTCTATAATATGCTGGAGAACCATCATCATTTACTGCATCAGAAGCCTTGGACAAGAATGGGAATACTTCAAGCACGGTATTTTTTTGACCGTTGCTGAATAAACCATCTTCGTCAATAACTACGATGTGAATTTGGTCGTTTGCGCCACCAGAAGAAGCAACAAATGTGCTGGTATTTGGCGCAGATGTAAAGTTGCCTTTATATTGCCAGTTTGCAAATGATGTACTTGCATTCAATGTTGTGTTGGCGGCATTGATGGAAACTTTTAGAGAGTTTCCTAGAGCACCTGCATAACGAGAAGAAAATGAAATTGTTGTAGAATCTGTAATATAACTTACATCATACACATCTTCGTTAGCAATTTGAACTGCTGTACCAGTTGCAACCGAATTGAATGAACCTGTATTGGCAGCACGAACAACTTGCAAGTTATTTCCGTATGCTAAGAAGTTAGCCGCAGAAAAGAATGAAGTCGCAGTATTGCCGTCTGGTTTACCAAAAGTGCTTACCAACTGTGTTTCGTTTGTAATTAATATTTTTTTGCCTGCTGGACCCCATTGAAATTGACCAGCATAGCCACCGGCTGTAGTTGATACCGCAGGAACAACCGTAGTTTGGTCGACCTCTGATACGCTTACGCCTGGAGAAATCTGAAATGCCATTTTTATCTCCTTGTTATAATGTTATTTGGCAACAATAACCTATGGTCTATTTATGAAATGGTGATTTTCAGCCCATAAAGAAGCCATGTGTTTTAACATCTTCCTCTCTGGTCAACCACACATCTCCACCCTCAACAATGTAATTACTTGACTTCCCATCATCAAAGATACCAAAAGATGGTACTTCTTCGTCAGATTGGTTCAACATCTCCAATTGCATTTGTTTTCTTAGGTCATGGTTGACAATTTCCCTGAAATATTGTTGTGTCGTCATCCATGCGAACATAACCAAAGTCATCACTATATCGTCATTTGCACCTTCTTCTGCTTTAAAAGTATTGTGTTGCTGCACAAATGTTGTAAGCTGAGAGATTGTGTCAAAATCATTGATAATAAGTTTGTTGTTTTCTACCAAAGTCTTTAAATTCGAACAACCGATTCGTTTAACTTGAGCAGACATTTTGATACCAAGCTGTATACCTCGACCAAAACCCGTACCCATGGACTGAGCTTTCTTGTTTCCGGTTTCGATCTTGATTAAATTTTCATATTCCAGGTCTTGATGCAGAGTATCTGCAACCTGTGGTGTATTGTTTATTTCGACGAGTACATATGCGTTGTTGTATAGTCTGGCTGTATTGTAAATGACTGTCGGGAAAAGGACGGGCGAAATTGAGGAGGAGTTGTACTTAGCAACTTGTTTATACGGAACTGCGGAGATATCAAAGACGGAAAAGGATGAGGCATCCATGTTTCGTCCTTCTGACGGGTCCACGGTGATGGCGTAAAGATGGTCGAGTTTTGTTTCATTTTCGTCAGCTTTAATCGGCAGTTCAAATATATCCAAAAGCTCATGTTTGACAACCGGATCATTATATACCAATTGAGCAAGTTTGGAGCCAGATATCAGAGTGTTAGTTGAACCTAAGAATTCACACTCAAACTCCTGACGAAACTGTTCTTCAGAAGTGTTCTTGATTGTTTCTTCTTTCCATTTCTCATCGCGTCCCGGTACCATCGACCAATGAATTTCAAATGTCTTGTAGCCGTTACGCTTATTCATTGCATCCATCCACAACTTGTAGAATAGATTCATGCCGTTGGGTGTAGATACAATAATAATCTTGGTAGTTTTACCGGATGAGATAACGGGGTAAACAGAGTTGAAGAATTCGTTGGCAATATTGTTTGGAACGAAAGCGAATTCGTCCAAGAATACGATGTTAAATGCACCACCTCGGATAGCAGAACTTGATGTTGATGCAGCAATAATCTTTGATCCGTTTTCGAGTTCTACATTACCCTTGTTCCATGTGAGTACACCTTGTTGCAACCACATTGGTAAGTTTTCATAAGCCAGTTGATATTTGGCTAGAATGTCTCTGGCTAAAGAACCTTTGTTAGCCAGAACAGCAATGTTTTGGTCATCCGAGAATAGTGTGACCCAAAGAAGATATGCAACCGATGTTGTTGTCTTACCGACCTGGCGGGGACATTTAGTTATCGAGAAACGATTTTCATGGTATGTCTGAATCATCTCTCTTTGAAAGTCCCACATCTTAAAGGGCATCAAACCTTGATCGACGTTGACAATCTTGATATACTTGGCTGCAAAATACACAGGATCTTGTGAGCATTTTACATACTCAGCAATCTGTTCTTGTGTGTATTGTACCTCGACGCCTGCCTTTTTAAGTAAAGGATTATCGCGGTAACTATCCTTATTCTGTATCGGCATCTTTTTTGCCTTTGAGCAGCTTGTTTAGTTCTGCTGTTGAACCCACAAAGATTGCTTTGTCCACATTGACGCTACCATCTTTTTGTTTGATATTCTTCATATCCCTTACCGCTTTTTGCATCGTCATAAGTTTTTCATTTGCTTCTGCGGTATTTTTAATTAGAGTAGCAACAACTTCAAATGCTCTGGGGTGTTCGGTATCTGTAGCAATGGCCATAAGATGGTCGATAGCATCGCTACCTTTTTTAACCAACTCTTTCAAAGTTTTTCTTGACTCTTCATAGTCTTGATCCAAATCTTGTTCGAGCCTAGCCGGTGTACCAAATTTGGTTTCCACTATTGGTAGAGTTTGTTGTTCTACTACCGATAGTGTTTGTTGTTTTGGTTCCACATCAAATATTTCAGACATGCTTTTTTCAAAATTACTCATGTTTTAATCAATCAGGACTCAACAATGGTTGTCGTATATGTATAATTATTTGGTAAAATCACATTGGATGGATTAGGTGTGATCGTGATCGTTGCAGATTCTCTCGGCACTATCGAATAATTATTTGCAATCCAAGTTGAATGGCTTGTATATCCTATTACATTTGAACTTGTGACGAAATGACCATGCATACTTGAAATGGTTAATGTGTTCGCAGCCGGCAACCAATATTCAACTTTAGCTGTAGCCGTGGCAGTTTCATACGAATAGCCTTGATAGACGGTTTCACCTATCAAATAAGTGCCACGGCCATTTCTTAGTTTGATAACAACATCTGTTTCACCTAAATTCACATCATCTAAAATATTTGTAATAGATGTTCTAATGATTTTCGGTTCTGAAACTGGGCCATACAAGTAGCCCTTGACGGTAAATCTTAGTGTCCAAATAATGCTTCTGATTTTTGAATTGTAGTCACCTTCATAATCTATTTCGTGAGAAACATCATTGAGTATAAGAGGAATTTGTTTAACGATACCCATTTCAGGTACCAGATTGACAGAAATTGTGTAGTCTGGTGTAAAGAATGGAAGAATCTTTTCCATTAACTGTGCGCCATCCTCAATGTTACGCACATACGCATACAATTCAAAATCGAAATTAAAAGGAACCGGATTATAAACTGCAAGTGTGGTGTTTTGTGCGCCACCAGCATGTGTTAGTTTTTGATTCGTGTTTAATTTTCTACTCGCATCATAAGTCATGTCTGTCATTTCAAACGACATGATTGGTAGAGTTACCTGTACCTTTTTGTCCAGGTTTGGATCACCTTCTAGGCGAGAAACATATTTTTCTTTTCCACCATACACAATGGGAACAAGAAAATGTTCCTGTTCTACACCATTTGCGTCATATCGTGAGAGTGAAATGTTGTTGAAAACATTTCCGAAAGCCACTACGAGTTTTCGGATTATTCTGTGGTAAGCGTAACTCATGTTGGTAATCCGAATGGGTTATTCTCAGACAGGTCAACATAGTTGTCTGCTTCCGTTTGAATTACAAAGTTGTCGTATATCTCACGCTCTTGTGGATCAGTCAAAGGATCTACTGCGTTTACAATAATATAGTTTGCTTTGCTGGTGTTTCCAGTAACACGTTGGGTGTTAGCAAAAGTTCCAAGAAGATCGGTAACTTTAAGTGTTCCTGTTGGTCGATCCCAATATGTAACTGTGCCTGATACGCCAGCAACGTTTGCAGTAACGGCTTCACCCACTACAAAGTTGTTTGATGCGTTGTTTGCTGTCATCATTAATGTAACATTGTATGCATCTTGGACAACCACATTGTCAACATCTGGAATACCAACTGCGATTGTTTCTTGCGAATATTTGAATTTCTCAAGCTCCAATTTATAGAAATAGGGATACTTGTTACCCAAAACATAAAATGATTCTGAGTAATTTACATACTTAATTTCATACATCTCGCCTCGCTGAGACAAGAACGGCACATAAATTAAATCACCTTCGCGTGGCCGAACATATCTGTCTTGTGGTACCCAACGAGCGAACGAACGCTTGGAAATAATTACAGACATGTTATTGCGAATCTCTAGCCCAAATTTGGAGAAGAACTCTCGCTCACCTTCGTAGCCGTCCACATTTGTAACATACAATTCAAGTGGATATGCGGCAGTAAACTTTTTCAGCGGATCTTCACCATAGATTAAGTCTCTAGCAGCCTCATTTATATTTGGGATGTAATAGCAATCCACACCATTAATCTTAATGGTTTCAATCATTACATCCTCGATAAGCCTTTGCTCGGCTGTATCGTTGTAATTGTTAAAATATAGATTTGTTGCCATTAGTTCAGATACCACTCAACTGGCAACTCATAGCTATTAGACATTTCAAGTTCTAGGTCTTTAATTTCTTGAATTGCTTCATCGAAGATTTGTTGTCCGTTAAGTGTAACACCGCCAGGCAATTGAACACCGGCGAACTTTTTCAGATTGCCGCCCCATGTTCGTTTGATTAATGCTGTTGCGTACTCTTTGAGCCAACGGTCGTTCCATACTGCTGCATAATCTTCTGGCTTAATTGTCGCATAGCATTCTGCGATGACAACTGTACCTGCTTGTACTTCTGCTCCCCAGTTCCAGTCAACAAAAAGTCTATGCATATGTCTTTGAAAACGGATCGGAACTTCACCAGTAAACATAATCTCCAACGAACGGAGATGCTGCATCGTTAAGTTATAGTTGATGTATGATGCAGAAGTGAAGTCATATAGTTCGTTCAAACGCAATTGATACCGCAAATCGAACATGTTTCCGGATGCAAGGGAGTCGGTAATCGGAAAAACTCTTGTGACACCAATGATGTTAACATGATTGTTTTGAGAGTCTACCGTTACATCAGGATCTAAATTGATATAACGGTTTGACATATCTGTCGCATCCAGAGTTCTTATATAATATAGCTTTTGGAGCGCGTCAAAATGATAGTCTTGCCAGTATTGCAACGCATCATCAATACGATCTTCCACCTGGTCGTCATCGACGTTGATATCTATGGTGGGAAAACCCAGACGGCGGAGGCAGTATTCTTTGAATGTTTGTCTGTTTGTTACTGATGGCATTTTGATAGTCCGCGTTATGCTACTAGTATATTTAGTTAAAATAACCCGGTCATGTTCCGATTCTTATTGGTCCAACAAGGCTCACATTAGAACTATAAAAAGCTGGCTTTTTTATGTTAGCCGTTCCAGAACTACTAACGTTTAGTGTAAATGATCTTGTACCTGTTATATTGAGTTCATCAATTATACTATTTGTGCTACTAGTAAGCGTCACAACTCCTGTTGATGTGGCCCTTATAGCAGTAAATCTATTGCTGCCTGTGATTGTGAGAGTCCCTGTGCCACCTTGATTCAGATTCGGGTAGGTTTGAATACCTCCTCCGGCAAAAGTTTTAGAGG